CAAGGCAACAAAGGCTAACGGCCTTTGGGGCCGCAGCTTCTCGACGACGAGTAATACCAACCGCCTTGGGGCGGTATTACGAGGAGGAGAGAAGTCACTAGGGAACTGGTTCTCGGATTCAAATCAGAACGGAGTAAGTGCAGATGTCTATGTTCTCTGATTACAACAAGAAACTCGTTAATGGGTTGATGGTACGAATCCCCCTCCAAAAGTCAAAGGTTGTTAACGGTAGGCGTATCACGTACACGGAGTTCAAAGAGATTACGTATACGCCCGCAGAGGCGCGAGTACGGCGGGCATATCTTGCCGGAAACGCAGTCAAGGAAGAGATGTTTGTGAGCATCTTGCGCGAACCGCGCGCCCAATACCGTGACTCGCTGTTCTATTAGACAAAAGACTTGACAAACACTAGACAAGTGTGCTAAACTTATAACTTGAAAGACGAGACAATAAAGACTAGTCGGCTACGAGCCGGTAAAGCTGCTCCGCCTGGACTTGTAATCCACTAGGAAGCCTAGTCGCCAAAAGAGCCCCGAAGTTGGGTGAGAAAGCTCTCGTCTATTTTTTTTATTCTTTGGATCGTTGTAGGGCGAAAATCCTGATTCGGCCAAAAGCCGAGACGATCCTTCCCCTTATTTAACACTGTGAATGTTCATCGTGGAACATTTGCTAAACATTAGACCCCTCAAAGGACAATCTATATCGTGTCAAAGACAACTCTCTCCTTGAAGAAATCAGACGTCACCGCCGCCATTGAGGCGACCAAGATTACGTTTGAGCCTACTGACCTTCTCGCGATAAACGAGCGCCAAGTTAAGCCATTCACCGCCGCAGAGCTTCGCGCCATGCTGGCGGACCTCGGTGAGCCCGTCCGAGAGGGCGTAGTGCTTGACCCTACGATGGATCTCCCGATAGAGCCGACCGACCCCGCGTTGCTCGCCTTCAAGGACTCGCTCCCCCCGGTCGAGGATCGCAAAGGTAGTCCTGCTCCGCAGCTCCCGCCGCGAGCGCACGGCTCGTTTGGTTTGAACGGTATTCCGCTTATCGCGCCGCAAGTAAACTTGGCGGAGCACATCAATCCCGCAACCGGCGCTCCGTATGCGCAAATAGGGCCCCGCCCTGTGACACAAATAAGCCCGCCTCCCTCGCGGCGCTTTGACGGGCGTTAGTTCTTAGCCCCCGTCTCCTCCCCTTTTGAATAGGGCAAAGCCCTCTCCGATACCCCTTATGTACCTATCCCGTCCCCCCATTTCTCCGAACGTCCACAAGCAATTGGACACAAAGCCTTCTGTCGCCCTCCACCGCGGTAAAGGTAATGTTACGACCGCGACAGTGCTTGACGCTGACGAAGTCCGCCACCCTGTGACCCAGCAGTGGCAGAAACGGTTCCAGAACCAACAGAGCTCGGCTCCTAGCGTCCCGGTCAAGAAGGTCTAACCTTTCTCGTGGCCGTTAACACGAAAGCGGACAAGACAGGCGGGCATCGCTCGAGCGGCCTAAAAGCCGCGTCCTACTCGAAGGCTCCGGCGGCTCCCGCTGCAAGCGGTATGGTCCCCATGGGCGCCAAGGCGCTAGGGCTTCGAGCCAAGAAAGTCCTTTCTCCCTTAGCCGACCCCAATTCCCCGATCACTGCGTGAGTAGCCCTTAGATGTCCTCAAATAAGTTCAGTATTGACTACGCCAGTGCGATCAACATCACGCTTACAGCCACCTCGGCTACCGCGGTACTGCCGGCTAATTCACAACTCGTGGGCGTCACGTCCAACGTGAATGCTCGGTTCCGCGTCTCCCCTCTTGCTTTAGCGACCTCGGTTGCTACCGACCCGCTGCTTACGCCTAATTCTGAGATTCAGATTATCCGCATTGGCGGGGCTGACACGAACATAAGCGCCATCTTGGATACCTCGGTTACGCCAGCGGCGGCACAATTCTTGTCTTGCTTCCGGGTGTTCGAGGCCTAGTGGGTCGTGGGTGCTACGAACTCCCCGCCGGTAGTCCTTACTCCGTCGACCGGGTACAAGTCACAGCAGACCTTAGTTCAGAAGATACGCGCAGGGTTCACACTTGCTGCTAACGGCAACAACCCCGCACAAAAGCCACCGCTTCTAGCGCCCCCCTTGTGGGTGGGCGGTGCGGGCTACGCACAAGGGTCAGTGGTGACCAACATAGGTGGCGGAGCCGGTAATCTCTACATCTGCGCAACCCCGTTCGGGACCGCTGCCGCCACCGGAGGCCCTACAGGGCAAGGCTCCGCGTTGATTGTTGATGGCGGCGTGACGTGGCAGTACTTCGGCCCGGTGTTGACGGCCACGAGCCAAGCGGGCGCTCCGACAGTGACCGCGAACGTAGCACTCTCGACCCCCGGCGCTAATACGTGGTTCTACGCGAACCCTCTCGCCGTTTCCAATGCAGCCACCTTGGGGAACCCCGGATTCTTCACTTTTGACGGCGGCTTCTGGCAGCCTAACGTAGTCTCCTCCCTCAATGTCGTGTCGTGTTGGAACGCTCCCGGCGCGGCGACGGGTAGCAACCAGACAGTCGGCGGTATCCAATCGAATTTCTGGAACAATGGCACGGGCAGTGTCACGTTCTACAGCGACGCGCCCAAGCTTCACATTGGCGCGATCTTCAGCGGCGGCGGTAGCTGTGCCCTTGAAGTAGACGACGTTCCGGTCTCTGATTCACACTTCATAGGCGGACCCGCTGCGGGAACCGTGATCGATTGGACCGCGGTTGGCGGGCGCAAGACACGCAAGTATCGTGTGTGGTGCCAGTCCTTCTTAGGCGTTGCCGTCTATGACGCAATTAGCCAAGTGTGGGCGAGCCAACCTCCGAACGCCTACAAGATCGCGTGGAGCGGGGACAGCATCAGCGCCAATGTGGGCTCGAGCGCCGGCCCTTTCGGCGCAGGTAACTATGACACAGTACGCCGCTTTGCTCGCTTGGTCGGGTGTGAGTACGTCTTCAACAATTCGGTACCGAGCACCGGCTTTGTCACCGTAGTCAACGGCTACAACTTCCAAGCTTCCTCGGTACTGTATTCGCTCGTCAACCCAGACGTGATTTTTGTCGCGGGTAACTTCAACGACAATAGCTCTACTGGCGTTACCTCGGCGCAGCGTCAAGCCGTGATCCTAGCTTACCTAACGGCTATGCGCGCCTCCTACCCCAACGCGATGATTGTTATCTACGGGCCGTGGGGCGGACAGTTCAACGCCAATGCCGTCATTACTGCGTGCGAAGCGGACTTAGGCATAGTGGTTACGCAGTTCAACGACGCGAATGTGTTTTTCATCCCCCTTATCGCACAAGCAACGGGGATGTCGTGGGTTACTGGTAACGGGAAAATAAACGCACTTAGTGGGCGTGGCAACGCAGATGCGTATGTGTACATAGACGGTACGCACCCAATAGCCATAGCGCACAAAGAATACATCCCCCGCGTCTACGCGGAAGCATTCAAGAACCTAATAAATTCGCTGTAAGCGAGCGATAAAGTCTAACCGCCGCCCCCACGGCTTCGCCGTCGTCGGTTTAGGGGCACAGAACATGGACCTGAAATAACGGTCCCGCTGGGTGAAATGCCCGGCAACTTTTTCCTTTAATCACCCCGCGTTCTGCGGACAAGTGAGTCTCCCCCATGAATGACGTAGTCACGGCGCCCAAGGCGCACCAGTTCCAGCCCGGCAAGTCAGGCAATCCCGCGGGGCGCCCGAAGGGCTCTCGCAACGCTATCTCGATTATCAAGCTTCAAATAGAAGGCGAGCTTCGCGCGCAGATGCGCCCGCAGATGCAAGCCATTGTTGCGGAGATGCTTAGGCAAGCACTGCCGACAGACAAGGTTGACCCGAAGACGGGCGAGATTACGACGATACCCGGCGACCGAGACATGTTGAAAACACTGTTCAACTCGTGGGTCTCAAAGACGAAGGCGGGCGACGAAGAAGCCCCTAAAGAAAAAATTGTCATTCAGATTGGCAAGTTAGATCAAATCCCGACCGTCTCAGGTCGAACCATCACCAACGGCGAAGAGTAATACATGGCTGTCAATACGTTCAACGACTCAAAGACTAACGAGAAAGGCATCCCGTATTCCCAGACGCCTGGGTTTGGCAAAGGGAACAAAGAAGTGTCCTCGAACCAACTTCCTTCGACCGCGAAAGTCTTCAAGCCGGCTACCTCAAACCTCATGACCGGAACGTCGTCTAACCGCGGCTCTGGCGGGACGAAATAATCATGGCCCTCATTCAGCCCGCGCAGTATCGCGGAATCTATGACTCCGTTTACGCCGCGTCAGCTAGCTTGACGCCGGCCTTGGTTGCCACCGTCACTACGGGCGTAGCTTCTACGATTACCGTTCCTGGTGCCGCTGTCGGCGACCTCGTCACCGTCCGCGCCCCTGCGGCTATTGGTGCCTTGATTCTCCAAGGCGAAGTCACCGCCGCGAATACGGTCACACTCAAGTTTGCAAATACGACCGCGGGCTCTTTGACTCCGCCCGCTGGCGTCTACACTGCCGTTTGTGAGCGTTTGACCAACCTCACCACGACTTAATTCGACGTGGCAGAAGCGCTTAGCTTCAATCTTCACGAATCTCAATTAGAGATCCACGAAGACGCGGCCCGTTTTAAGGTCGTAGTAGCGGGACGTAGATTCGGAAAGTCCTTTTACGCTTGTATTGAACTAATCCTACACGGATTAGAAGAGGTAAGCGCGTCAGGGAAAGACTTGTCCAACAAGGAAGTCTATTACATAGCCCCGACGTTCGAGCAAGGCAAAAAGATCATGTGGCCCTTGCTCAAGATGCTTGCCAAGATGAAGCACGAGGGCGGTCTAATCGCGCAAGCCCACGAGAATACAGCGGTAGCGACTCTAGTTAACGGGCGCCGCATATCGATTAAGGGTGCCGACCGCCCTGATTCCCTTCGCGGTGTAGGTATCTCTTACGCAGTGCTTGATGAATACGCATTCATGAAGCCCGAAGTTTGGGAACTCATCATTCAGCCCGCATTGGCTGACGTAGAGGGCGGAGCCCTGTTCATAGGGACGCCAGAAGGTAAGAACCACTTTTATGACTTGTTCGAGAAGGCTCGCACAAAGGCACCAGGATACGAGGATTGGGAGGCGTGGCAGTTTGAATCCCTCAAGAATCCTACGCTATCTGCGAAAGAGATTAGTCGAAGCATTTCTACTATGTCTGTTAGCGCGGCCCGCCAAGAGTTCGGAGCTTCGTTCAACTCAGGCGGCGGCGTCCACCTACGCGAAGAGTGGTGGAAGTTCGGCCCTCGTGAGCGTGCCAAGGGCGATTACTACATCGCCGTCGATTTGGCAGGCTTCTCCGCTGGCGGTGGACTCAAGAAAGGCCAGCTCAAGATTAAGGATGAACACGCCATTGTCGTTGCTAAGTGTAGCGAAGACGGATGGTTTGTCGAAAAGATCATCACTGGGCAGTGGGACGTTAGAGAAACCGCTCTCCAGATCGTCAAAGCCTACTCTGACTATCGTCCGGTCAAGCTCGGCATTGAGCAAGGTATAACGAAGGCCGCAGTCGGCCCGTACCTCGAAGACGAGATGAAGCGGCTAAACCGCTACTTCCTCATTCACGAGCTACGCCACGGCGGGCAGAACAAGCCGGATCGCATTCGGTGGGCACTCCAAGGCCGTCTCGAGAAAGGCCGGATTACGCTCAATGACGAAGAGCACAACGGCTTTCAAACGTGGCAACGCAAGCTCATTGAGCAAGCCAACGACTTCCCCTCTCCGCTCTCGCATGACGACATGATTGACGCGTTGGCTTACATAGACCAGTTGTGCGTCACTAATTATAACGACACTGGCGAACAGGATACCTTAGAGGTGTATGACCTCACGGTGGGCTTCTAATGGAAGCCACGTCGCACGTTTGCAGACGTTGCAAGCTGCTAAAGCCCCTGGCGGAGCTGTCCCCTAAGCCGGCCGCCTACAAAACTTACGCCTGTCGAAAGTGTGTAAACGAAGACGCTCGGCGTAATCATCACAACGATCCTTTTAGAAAGCCAAAAGCACGAGCAAGTAACTTGCGCCGCAGATACGGCATGAGTTTGGCCGATTACCAGCAGAGGCTTCTTGAGCAATATGGCAGTTGTGCTATTTGCACTAGGAGTGCCACGGCCTGTTTTAACGGCCTGCTGCACGTTGACCATGACCACGAGACAGGCGCAGTGCGAGGCCTTTTATGCCCGCTGTGCAACACGGTTCTCGGAAAGATGAACGACGATCCGGCCCTTCTCCGCAAAGCCGCTACTTACTTAGAAGATACCTAGCCAATGGCTTTAACGGATCAACCACAAGACACGACTGAATCGGCTCTAGCCTCTCTCGCAGAGAAGACCGACACCACAGGCAAGCCCGATCCCGCCTTAGCGGCGTGGATCATGGAAAAGGTCACTCGGTGGCGCCTCTCCCGTAACAACAATTACAGCACGGATTGGGAGAAGTACTACAGGATTTGGCGCGGCAAGTGGGACCCAAGCCTTAAGGGCAAGCTCGCAGAGCGTTCACGGATCATCACTCCCGCCACGCAAAGCGCGGTTGATCAAACCGTAGCCGAGATGGCTGAGGCCGTGTTCGGCCGCGGCATGTGGTTCGACCTCTCCGAAGAGGCTCCGCCCGCCAAACCGCCCGCGCCTCCGCAGCCAGGCCAACCGCCTCAAGCGGCACAGCCCGACCCGGCGGACGTAGCGCGCGAACAAGAGGAGATGATCAGAGACCATCTGATTGAAGACTTCTCTAACTCTCGCCTTGTCGCCGATGTCATAGAGACGTTCTATAACGGTGCGACGTATGGCACGGGTATATCTAAGCGCACAGTAGACACGCGACTAGACGGCACTCGGTACATTTGTTGGTTGCCTGTTGCTCCGTCCGGCTTTGTCATTGACACGGCCGCAACCACGATAGACGACGCGCTAGGCGTCGCACACGAGACGATACGCCCCCTCCACGAGGTATTGGATAAGCAAGAGTCGGGAGAGTACTTCGACGAAGACGTAGGCACCTCCGCTGCTGGCTTCGGCACCTCGGACTTGATGAAGGGCGGATTGTCTGACTTCCTCGAAATAGACCCGCAAGACGGCGTCTACATCACTGAGTGGCACGGCAAGATCCCCGCTAAGTTCCTCAAAGAGAAAGCCCAAGATAAAGGAGATGACACTGACCTCCTTATTGACGAGACGGCTGAGGGCGACGACGAAGTAGACGAGGATGAGTATGTTGAGGCTGTTGTCGTTATTGGTAACGCGACGCACGTACTCAAAGCCGAGAAGAACGAGCTTAACGACCGCGGGTTTATTGCTTACCAACACCACAGATCACCCAATTCGTTTTGGGGTATCGGGGTAGTTGAGAAAGCGTTCAACTCGCAGTCCGGCCTAGACGGTGAAGTACGCGCCCGGCAGGACGCGCTAGCCCTCACGACGTATCCTATCGTAGGCGTAGACGCTACCCGCATGCCGCGCAACCTCAATATGGTTGTGGCTCCCGGCAAGGTGTACTTGACCAACGGACGACCGTCCGAAGTTATAGAACCCATCACATTCGGGAACTTGAACAATGCATCCTTCCAACAGTCAGGAGACATGGAGCGCTATGTTCAAGTGGCTACAGGTGCCACGGACCCCGCTAAACCCGTCAACGGAAATAGCACGGCCTCCGGCCAGTCGCAGCAATCCGCCGCGTTTATCAAACGCGCCAAGCTCACGATGCAATCGGTTGACGTTGATTACCTCTCGAAGCTGATTCGTAAGTCGATTATCGGGTACAACGCGCTCAACCCGCAGCGTTACCCAAAGATGCCGAACTTTACCGTCAACTCGACTATGTCGATTATGGCGCGAGAGTTTGAGCAAATGCAGATGACGAACTTGCTTGCGATTATCCCGCAGCAATCGCCCGCCTTCCCGATCATCCTTAAGGGGATTATCGAGAACTACTCCGGTCCGTCCAAGGACAAGATCATCGAGGCCATTGAGCAATCAATGAAGCCTGACCCCGCGCAAGTCCAGTCGCAACAACAGATGCAAGCCGCACAGCTCGCGGAGCAACAAAAGAAGGTCGAGAAGCTTGCGGCCGAGATCGAAGAGATAGGGTCGCGCAGTGGCTTGAATAACTCCAAGTCTAAGCACACGGACGTACAGACTCAACTAGCTCCGTTTGAGACGCAGATACAAGCAGCCCAGGCTGGGGCGTCACACAAGGCCGTGGACCACCAAGGCCGGCAGATTGAAGTCAGCGCCGCACAAGCGCAGATAGACCATCACCACAGGACGATGGAACACGTCCACAAGAGGGTGGCTAACGCCATATTGCTCAAGAAGGCGGAGCAACCCGCCGCTGCTGGAGCTGCGCAGTGACCGAAGCCGAGCGCCAGTATTACGACATGATGGACTCGTTGTTCGTCATGCCAGGTTGGAAGCTTCTCAAAGACGATATTCAAGGATGGCTAGAGGCTATCGCCTCCCAGTGGCAAGCACTGACTCCTGACAATCTCAGATTTGAGCAAGGCCGGTATTCCGGGCTCGAGCAAGTAGCCAAGCACTTCCAAACGCTGGAGGGGCTGAAAGCCCACGCGCTAGCGGACGCTGATATTTCCTTAGAAGGCGCTGAATAGTGGCACGCATGTTATTCGACTTTGAGTGCAGCGATTGCAGCAAAGTATTTGAAGAGCTAGTTGAATCAAAGATTACTGTACTGCCTTGCGTGGCATGCAAGGGCAACAGTACACGACTCATAGCGGCACCCAGGATTGACTGGCGCCGCATGGGGTTAGATCCCGCCTTCCCCAGTTGCTACGAGCGCTGGGGCGATGCCCAAGAAGTCCACAAGAAAACCGATAAAGGGACGATGCACGGCGGCAAGGCTCCTAACTTGCTTATGTACTAACACGTTCTCCCGGCTGAGGATTATTTGCAATGACAATCGAAAACACCAGCACCGCTGGTGGAGCGAGTGACGATTTAGACCTTTTCGAGTCGGAAGCCACCGGCCAACCCGTC